TGGAGGAATGGTGAGGCTCTCAGTCTCAGTAGCTCTCCCGTACGATTCCGCCCATTCCCCGCTCAGAGGCCCGAGAGACCCGGATCATGCAATCCGGCTGTTATGTCATGGCTTTGGATTAGCTAACAAAAACACAGTTTTTATATCCGGCAACACGTGATTTTCCAACCAATGACCTTTCCATATTTAGTAATTGCATATAGGCTTTAATCATAGTATAATTAGGTGCATAGCCCGCTTGATTCAATCGTTTAATTAAGTCCTTGGTTGTTACTTTATCATCACAATTAGCCGAATATTCGACAATCAGAGCACATGGGTTTACAATTTCAGTAGTTGAGATTTCATTGTCTTGGTCAATATCTTCCTTAATTAATTTAGGATATTCGACATATCCGGATCTAATACTATCAAGTAGTATATGAACGAAGGCATGTCCTACATCTAGCCGTTGGACAAACTGTTTAATTGAATCATCGCGGAGAATATACTTATAACCTGGTAATCTTGCCTTATCCTCAGTGTTTACAAATTTAGTAGGCATAGACCAAATTGTGCATGTATCCAAGCAGTTATTGGGTTGGAATTCCGGGTATTCATTGGCAAACATCATAATAGCACATTGTAGTTTAATTTTAATGGCATTCTTATGCAATTGCCGAACTTCGAAGACATCCCCACCACTGCACACTGATTTAATGAGCGCACCCTGAACGACGGTTTTATCCTTAATGTTAGTCTCGAATTCATTAGTATATAGTATTCTTGTAAAGGATTGGTCAGCAAGAAACATATAATTACGGGCCGAGTCATTGCCATTTTGTGGCTTAGCTATGAAGTTAGATGCACTGATAGACTGGACATAGTCACCTAGGCTAGACCGTAATAGGTCACATAATACACCTTTACCAGAATTGCGGCTGCCGTCTACCTTGAACCAGTTTTTATCCATATAGAATCCAAAGCCGGCTCTAGCCATCCGGTATAGTATACAGTCCCTGAGTTGCTGGGCATCCGACGCAGTCATGTTGTCCGTTCCATCTGTAGCAAATATTGGGTTCAATACTAGGTCGTATATCTGTTGTTTCAGGTTTACTATATCTTGACTCGGATTTTCAATAAAATCATATGGTATTTTAAACAGACCTTCACAGTGTGCCGGATCATTATCAAATACAATTGTAATGACCTTGGTTTGCTTATTCTCAGTTACATGCAGAACTCCGTTATTAAAGTTTAGTTTGTATAAACTACGGTCAAATAACATATCAATAAAGTTGTTGCAATCCTGAGAGGCTGCTAGTTCGATAATACGCTGGACTATTTCGTTAACATTTTTCACATTAGAATTTACCGGGATATATAGCCCATCACATCCATAATATAAATCTTGTTCGCATACCCAGTTTTTGATATTGTGCTTAATATGTTCATTACCACGTTGATATATGTTATTGGTTAAGCTCTTAAGGAATAGTGTGATATTGTCGCCGGATGGTATGCTATACAGTCGGTCCTTATAATAGTTGTCAAATAGATACTTTCCAATATCAAGTATATTGACTCCGCAGTATGTGATGACCTGGGGTGTAGTGATACTTAAAATTTGATATTTACAACTGATATCGTGTGGTTTACAGTCCCAGATAATGCCATACTCCATTGTTATTTTATCGAACTGGTGAATGATAATTTTAGGATCTAGCCCTCGACATCGGACAGTTAATCCATCAAACATAAATGTATCTACATTTAACCCTATAGTTATACAGTGTTTGTAAGCCTTTTGTAACACTTCATTTTCAAGATTACACATGATTACATTGACCAGACATCCACCTAGGTTATCCTTAGCCTTCCAGTTAGTTTGTAGTATGGTTTTAACAAGCTGGCTATTTTCTTCATTATTGAGGATAGTATTTTGAAGTTGCTTCATTTCCCGGTCAAAATTAAGTAAAAATTCATTCTTGATTTTCTTCTTATCTGAGTAGGTATCTAGTGGTACATTGGAGTTGATACTTATCAGAAACAGGCTTTTAACATCCGCTGCCGATATCTTAAGTTCCATGGCTAGGTTATCCAATATCTGTTTTCTCTGTGTGACATACTGGTATAGGTAGTTAACCATAATCTGTTTCTGTCGGCAGTAGTGATATAGTAGGCTAGGATGGGCATTGCACATATCAAAATCCATACATACCCCGTCTAGCAGAGCACCCCGGATTGTCCTAGGTAGTGATTGGCATCCGGGTCCCTGTACGAATAACCGGCCGGAGTCTCGTCCGTCAGCATACTTATAAGTACATTTAACGTTGTAGTTACTGGCTTGGGCAACTAGGCAGTATTTCCGTACTCGTTTATAGAGTGTCAGCATATCGGATTCCTTGATACCCTGCTTATTGGTTTCGGCCTGGTATATAGATTTAAAGTCGCTGAAGCTGATAGTGGCGAGTTTATCGCAAATTGTGGGGGTTACTGATTCGGTGAGCTGCATATTTGGTAATTGTTACGTATTGATACAACTTTTATCTTTAGGTTAATTTATTATATCTGGAGATAATAAATTACGCAAAATATAATTAATTATTTCTCAGCCTAAAGATTCGTACCGTATACATACCAATACATTAAACACCATGGAGTACAGACAGAATTTAATAAATTGGCTAAACGCAACAAGCAATAAAGCTATCCCTGAATGCTTTGACGATTTCCGCATATGTCCGCAGTTATTCCGCCAAGATGACTCTTGTCGTGGTACTTGTCAATGCGAAAAATCACATTTGAAGTATATTTACGTAATTGAGTATATCCCTACTGGGGATAAATATGATATCGGATCTAGTTGTATAAATCAATTCTATGACTATATTGATAAGGTACACTCCGAATCCGCCAAATTAAACCTGCAGAATATGGTCAAGTTTGTTTCTATGAATGAAACCTATATCCGGAATAAACAGGGGAAAGGTATATGTGTTGCATGCTCAAAGCCTACTATAGGTAATAAGACACAAAAAGCTAGTACAAATTACTACCATTATTGTAAGGATTGCATATTACCCAATAAAAAACGTAGATGTGTAACCTGCCTCAAATTTTGGTATTACATAGACCAACCTCTATATAAGAGAGAATGTCCGGATTGTTATTATGGTAGTCAAAATATGGCTTAATTTTTATATATTTTATTAAAAGGATGATAATAATTATCCGGACAAATTAGAAAAATTAAAATATTTATTAATTATAAATAGATAATAAATTATGATACTAAGCAAGTACGAGAACTATAGCGTGGATGACTTCATTGCACTCTATGACCAAGTATACCAAAATCCCTCAGCATCTAGCCGTCAATCATTCAAGACTGCATTAGTTCGGATAGAGACTGTATACGGTAGTACACTACCAGAACTGAAACTAAAATGGGTCGAAGATAAAAACAATATGATATCCAAGATGATTGAGAAGGACTACAGCATGAATAGCATTTTACTAACGCTTAACATGATACTAAAGTTACTCAAGACAGTGGATGCACCAATCAAAAATATAAATGATTTTGGTCAAACTATCCAGCAGATTAATAACCGGAATAAGCAAAAATCTATGGACCAGGAATTAACTGACAAAGAAGCGAATATTTATGTACCATGGGAAAGTATAGTAAAAACAGTGGTAGAAAACACTACCTATTACTTAGAGAATGATATAGACTTTATTGAATTCCGCAACTTTGTTATTCTAGCAACTTATGTACTAGCACCGGCCCCAGTACGTATTGGCAATATACTAAATTGTACATATATTGATGGATATTCCGGGCATTTGGTGAGTCTACTTACAAATAACTACATTGTGAGACTACTTAATAATAAGTATGTATTTGTGTTTAACAAGTACAAAACAGCTGGTAAATTAGGTCAGCAAATAATGGATATAGATTCCGAATTACTAACTAAACTATACGATAAATATTTTACAGATGCCAAACTAAATAAACAGCATCATGTATTCGTTCCTAAAGATCTAAATGGTAAAATCGAATTAATTCAATCAGATGTCACTCTAGCCCTGCATTCGATAACTGATAAGTATTTTCAAAAGAAGTTCAGCGTGGATATGCTCCGGCATTCATTCATTACATATGTACTGAGCAAAGACCCCAGTCTACGAACAAAAATAGATATAGCGGCGGATATGGGTCAAACCTATCGTATAAATGCCCAAGAGTATTATAGGCGCAAATAATTTAATAAATTTTAGATTTTTATATATTTAGTAATAATAAATAACATGGTTAAATCTATCTATCTAAACTACTCTGAACAAGTAGCCGGCAATGAACCTTACAAATTTGTTGTTCCACTGGATGAGACCCTAAAATTGCTAAAGGGTGAATTGGTGGGGTTACATAATGTCGAAGTGTCTAGACCTTTAATAGTATTTAATGAAGACCAAACATTTTGGATATTCCTCAATAAAGATAATCAATTGCCCAATCCTGCTGTACCTAATACTTTTACTCCTGAATTTGTATTTTCAGAAACATTACCGACAACACAAAGCGTAGCAGAATATACTCAAGCTGAATCTAAGGAAACATATGAAACAAATCCATATTATAGAAAACTAATTCCTAATATTCCAGTGGTAATTCCTAAAGGTCAATATTCTAAAAATGCATTTCTTGAAATACTAGAGACAAAGGCCAATGAATCCCTACTACGTTTTTTTGATACAAATTTACCACAAGTTTATAATGCTTATAAATTTGCAGTAGTAAATGATGGTGAAAAAGTATTTCTTGGCTTATTTAATGAAAGTAAACTCATACCTGCAAAAATTAATAATACAAGTGTTGACGCAGTACCCAATATTGTAAATAGTAATAATATGGAAGATAATGGTGTTACACAAATAGTTGTAGCTGATTTTGCAGTGGTACCTTCCAATTTGGCATATCCTAGTATTGGAATTTATCCAATTAATACTGAAATATCTCTAACTCCAGATGGAAATGTTGCTAATAATTGGAATACTTTCGCTTTCTTAAATTCAAGTGTAAATTTACTGTCAAATAAACAAAATATTGATACAGATAGACAAAATTCAGGATTAACATTTGGATTGGGATTTTCTGATGCTGGAACCACTGAATATTTCGTAGGCTTTCTTAGTCAAGCGTATCAAATGACTCATTGGCCAGCTAAAAATACACCACAAACATCTGTACTTCAACAATTAGGAGGTATTGATGTACCCTTGGCATATTGCGGAGCTTATTTTAAACAAACACCTGATGGTGTTATGATGTATGTCTTAGGTACATCTAACCCTTATTATGCAGTAGATACATTCGTACCGCCTGGGCAACAACCAGAGGATGGAGTTAGGAGATTATGTTATCGTAATAGTGTTACACCTATAGAAGAAATGATAGTTTTGTATAGTTCAATAATTAATGATTATGATATTGTAAAATCAAAAGGTCAATTTACAATTGAATTTTATTATAGATACTCGACAAATAGTAAAGTACTTTTATATAAAAATTATCAATATATTCCAGAAGGAGCAAATGTTTATAATATTGATTATTTAAAATCACCTGAAAACTTTAGGTTATACTTCCGAGTTTGTACTACTAACAGTTTTGACACTAAAACCAATAATAGAGTATTATTTGATAGTAGGTCAATTGACTATTATTTTAGTCATGAAATGTTAAATGATAATTATAAAATTGTAAATCCATCACAAATAAATCAACCTTATTTTGTTGTTGATGAAGTTGATTATAAACGTGATGCAGCCTCTAATACAGGAATACCGAATGGAATGGTACCATTCCTTTTAATGAAAAATATTACGTCATTAACTACTCTACCAGGATTTTATAATGTTTATATGAATGCTACAAGGGTATTTAGTTATGAATCTGCTCCGGAAATCCCTCAATATATTATAGATCCTGGTAATCCAGGTGCCGACCCTCCTATACCACCTATTACACAGGACCTGTATGCAGAATCTGGTTATTATGCAGCGGATTTGAATGATGAAATACTTATAGAAGGTAAATTAGATTATATACCACTTGGTATATTTTCGTATGGATTTACAGATATGACAGAACAAATTAGTAAAGTGTTAGGAAGTAGTATTGCCTATAGTATTTCAAACTATAATCCGAAACTTACATTTGCGGGATTCAGTCCTAATAGATTTCCATTTGATATAAATGCAGAACTCGGTATTTCAACTATGTTTACTGAAGGTAATAAATACCATATTATCCTTAAAAACATACCACTTGCGGCTCTAGCCAACATCAAAGATACTGGTAATGCTAAACGGCAAAATATAGTATATACACTTAGGCAGTCAGATGCTAATCTTACTAATGTCGAAACTAATGCACTAACAATCACACATTACCCTAGCTTTATTAAGTTTCTGAGTATGTATAACAACAATGACGTTAATATCAATAATATCGAGGTTGAAATTCGAAATGCGGATACTGGCAAATATGCGGATGAAATAACCGACTGTAGTTTAGAAATATTGTTTTCTAATTCCTAAGCAAATTTGGAATTAATTTAGTTTTTTTTTATATTTGATTCTAATAAATACTAATAATGTCTCTCGACCTTGAACAATACTTCCGGCTCGGTAAAACATCCGAGGATGTACCAATCACTGATGAGTTATTCACTACAATCCGAACAGCTCCTGATTCTAAGACGACTAACATATCCGGCGGTCGTGTAATTTTTAAACTTCCTACTAATGGTATGATTACAAAGGAATCAGTGATAGTATTCCAGCCATACAAGATCCGCGCATATGCTCCCAGGACATGCCTAAATCCTATTAATGGTATTCTTGGTGCTATTAAACGGTGTACATTCAAACTTAACGGTAAAGTGCTTCAGGATCTTGAACTACCCAGTTATAACCAGACAGCTAAATTTTATGCAACTCATAGCCCCCAAGGTATTGTTGATTATCACCAGTTCCTGTATGGTCTCGGATTTCAAACGTGCGTAGATAAAGCAACAGGCGCAGAAGAGCTTGTTTTTGGGTATAGTGCGTCACAACTTAATACTAGAGCGGGACAGGATATCGGTAAATTCATTGTTAACGACAATATTAATAACTGCCGTAAATATTCAATTCCGCTCACTGCACTCGGTGTGTCTTTTCTTACTCAGCAGAATATCCCTGCATTTATGTTCAAATCCGGTACTATGACAATTGAAATTGAATTCCATGAAGATTGTCGTGAATATGTTATATCGGATGGTAATCAAAACGATGACAATGCAATTGATTCTGATACAGTTAAAATCAATCTAGACTCGTGCGAATTGGTTACTACCCATATTCTTCTCAGCGAACAGACCGAAAAGGCACAGATGCAGACTCTACTCGAGACTAAAGCCGGAATGGAGTTTCCCTTTGTTGACGAATATCTAGTTCGTGGTACATACCAGAAAGGAGCACTCGGCAATAACCAAGATAACCAATATCGTATTAACGTACAGAACAGACAACTACATAAATTCCTTATGGCTTGGAAATCATCCGAAATTGTAGTAAATAATCCAGTAGCTGGTCGCTCGGTATATGCAGCCAATCAGGCGTCAAACTCACCTGGTGACATCCAATCACTCCAGGTTAAAATGAATGGCTTTAATGTGTTCCAAATGCCAATTACCAGCCCAGTAATGCTGTATTATCTAACCAGTCTATGGAATAATGGTTCAGCCCTACAAATTAGTCCTCTTCAATATAGATATGATAGTTATATTGCTAATATGGGTGCTGGTGTGATTGATGTTGCTTCAGCGTATGAAAGGGCTATGTTCGGCCGTATGTTCTATTTGGGTCTAGACTTCACAAATGGTAATGTTGACGGGCTAGGTCTTCCTATTCCTTACGGTTCCGGTGTCATGCAGAAGACAGCACTTGATGTTGATATGACCTGGTCTGCGGTTGCGGCGGCTAACCAATCTCTGCCTAACCAGACCGGGGCAGCTGATGAACTCCTGACCTACCTTTCCGTTGCTAAACTACTTACGGTAATGAAGGACGGTCTCGTGAATATCACTTTTTAAATTATAGGCTCTAGCCAAGCGTTTATTTATTTTTCAACTTAAACAAAATTTAGTATATATACGTAAACCAACGATGCCCAAAAAAACATATACGATTGAACTTAGTATGCCAGATAACACCGTAAATATTTATGATGACATTCCATCATTAAATCTTCTTAAAGCAGTGATTGATGGCGAAATTAAAAAATATTACAATTTAGATGCAAATATTACCACTCATGTAATATATAATTTAATCGGACGCGATAAAAAAGTAAATATTTTCCTTAAACAAAAGGTTAATGTAATTGTGAATCAATCTTAATTTTTCGAGCATGTGGGTTCGGGGGGCTTAACCTCCGATTTTTAATTGTGTCGGCTTGGGGGGCACAACCCCCAATTAGCTATTTACCATAAGATTTTTAAGTGTTACGACACCATTCTTAACAATGAAGTTGCGGTTAGATTGTGCTTCTGCAACATATGCCTGATTGAGAGTAGAATCTACATTGATAGGCGCTTTAACTGCAGACTTGAGCGAATAACCAGCCAGGTTGTTACCCATATTGATGTTGTACCCAATAAATCCGTACTGATACCCAACAGCAAGAACGTTAACATTGTTACAGTCATAATTGGTTTCATCTTGTGAATCGACGTTTCCGGCATATTCAGCGGTAGGACCTAGGAGACTGTGGCCTGGAGGATATTGACCAGCTAGAGCAATTGATGCATGCATAACATGTTCAGCATTACCGGAAATATAAATATTGTCGTTAGTGTATAGGTCAGGCAGCACTGGCAATTCAAAGTCATAGGGAAACTGTTGACCATCCTTAGCGAAGTTAGCTTCCTGGAGACCTACTAGCTGGTCAATCTTAGTGCAGCAAACACGGGGATTATTGCGGGATTCATTATTGGGCTGATAAACACTAACCACTGTATTAAGAGACTGGGCATAAGGTGTGAATTGAATGGTGTCTCTGTTCGACTGCACGATCTGGAGATTGGTATCTACAAGCTGTAGAGGGATTTCAGGAATCATGACTTCGGCAGCCATCTGCTTGTATCTACCAAACAAAAAGGGCTGTAGAATTGTAAAGTCGGTGTTATCATCAATAAGATTGGCTAGACCGTTATCCACATTAAATAGAGCTTGTTTGATGCTATTCAGATAAATAGTAAGCATCATACCTCCGATTTGGTCAAGCGGAATGTCAAGTTTTTGTGCGAGAAGTGCAGTGTTAAATACCATCATAAATGGTACAGGTTCACCAGCAGCCTGAACAAGCTTATTTGTAGTACCAAGACTGCAAGAGCTGCTAAAGCATGTATTGGCAAGCATACCCACAGGCAAATCACCCTTAGATACTGCAGAACCAACTTGGAATTTGGCAATCATGTCATAGTCTAGCCGTTGTTCAAGGTTAATGTTAGCACGACGGGAGTTAATCTCAATTTTATTGATAAGAGCATGTACGCCGATTACATTGTCAAGACCAATTTGAACCTCATCAGCTACATTGTTATCAAAACGCAGGTCAGGACTATAGGCATCTACTGCACCACCATCTGGATCTGTTGCCTGAATTTGAAGATTACCAAACATTACTAGTTCCTCGAGCAACATTGAAACAGGTGGGATAATAAATTGAATAGTATCTTGACCATTGCTGGGTGTATAACCTGAACTGACATTGTTGAGTGGTGTTATCTGAAAATAGCTTCTAGCCAGGGATAGAGTTGCTTTAGACATTTTAAGTTTTATTATTAGTATATATATAAAAAAATAAATTTGCTTCGGTTAAATTTTACATACTAAATAATAAAATTATTTTTTAGGCTGTTGTGCTTGGCTAGACCCTGGTAGTATAGCAGGTTTAATAATCTTAAGTATAAAACCCGATTCAGCCCCCATAATTTCATTCTGTATATCCGTACCATCCGCCCATGTTAGTCGTAAAAATATCTGATTCAATACCTTACCCTGAATTATATTGAATGGTATTTCATCCATACTAAATACGGTATCCAATTGACTAAATTCGAATGAAGCAATACCAATAATTGAACCACCATCATAAGATGCCGATTTATAATTGTTAGGTATAAGATTACTATGTATAATCATGTAGTTTTTACCACCTAGAAGATCCGGAAAGTTAAGTGCATTATAAAACTTAGATTTGGCTTCTAAATTATAATAAGTATGCTGTGTCGAGGTTAAATTTACAGCTGGACCTCCAGCAGTATCTTCACATGGTAAAAATATACCCACTGTACTAAATGATTGAAAATCTTGCCCATTATTCATATTTAGACCTAATCCTAATCCACCAGCAGAAAGGCCCATACTCAAATCATATTCATTTTTAGTTGTGAATCCTGGCATTGTAAACTGATTTTTTTGTGATAGATATGATGAGAATTTTGTTAAATTAGGTGTAATAGTACCAATTTGTGAATATGAGAACCCCAATCTAAACCAAAAGGATTTAAGCCATAATCTAGATGGGTCGAGGTCTAGCCTAGGTATAAACCATTCATCATGTCTATTGAAATAAAATTTATATTGGTCTTGTATGGTTTCTGGTGTATTCCACACCTGATTACTAATAGTATTTTGTATACTTTGCCATGTATTTGAGTTATCTTGTACGTCTTTAAAGTTAAAGGAAATTACAGCTATACCACTACTAGCATCTTGTGGGTAAAACCCACGAATACCATCATAGTTATTGTTTCGGTCTATTGCCAAAACATTGACAGTAACTCTAGTCATTTGGTCTCCGGCTAGAGTGTTTACCGTATTTGGGGCTAAATGACTTGGTTGTTTTAATGGTGTATGTAGATTTGAGAATGAAAATCGATTTACTACGTCGCCTGAATATTGCAATATAAATTGGCTAGCTCCTACGATTCCGGGTGTTTCATATCGGACGATTTCATTATCATGAGTGTTTTCATTATTTAATGCTTCTTTAGGGTCTACACGGATACGATACCAAAATGTTAGATAATCAGTCGGCGGCCCTTTAGCCCAATTTGTATTTTCGGTTAATTCAACCATATCCTGCACAGTCGGAAGTACTCCGGTACTCCATTGATATTTTAGATATGCCCAACTATTACCAGTTAAAAATATACTACCACGGATTCTTCTTAATGTTAAACCATCTGCACCCATATCTAACGAGTCACTAGTGAAAAAGGTTTCAACCAATGTTTTACCAGCTGGTGTTACTGTAGGAGGTACAACTGTATCTTGATATGGTATTTTAAGTGGCAATGTATTGGTATAAACTGTTACTTGCGTTGTGAATCCATCTACTTGTGGCGTTATTGTTGTATCTCCTTGGTCGATATATTTATCCATAAACCATTCGTCATCAAATGCACGGTCATTTTCAAAATCAGTATACGGTTTATTAATATTTTGTGCCTGTGTTTTAATGCCATTACATTGGTCACTAAATAGTTTAGTTAGCGTATCCACTGAATAAGTACCTTTAGGAATATAAATTGATTTTTGTCCGATTCTTGGTATTACGGTACCAGTTGGAACACCAAGTACATTATTAGGTTCCATAACATCGCATAAGATACATGGTGTGTTATTAGCCCCGAATATACGTTCATCATAAAGTTCGTAACGTAAATCTTCTTGTACCATGCCAGCCTGCATCCAACTGTATGGAGTTGCCGGATAACTTTGAAATTCTTGAATTGTAAATGTATTATCATGTGTAAGCGTGTCATCATACGTAAATTGAGTACGTAAATTAGCTGGTACCCAATAATAAAATCGCATTATGATTTCCTGATCTTGGTCGAATATCATGGTATCATCCGCAATACCACGTATATTGATGAACGATTGATATAGTGATACAACATCACCCTCATCTAGTATCAAAGGTTCAGATAATTTATAAACAATTTTATTGTTCTGATTTGTCTCAATTTCCGAGATTGCTCCATTGATATGGACGAGTTTAATTTCGCTAGCCATATTTTGTTTATTAAATATACATATTAAAAAATTAATTATTAACTCAATTAGAGTTCGACCTCATTGAGGTCACCAGCCTTGACAAGAGTCCTAACATGGAAGACTACGACATGGTGAAGTTTGGCACCCGTTGCCATTACTGAACCGTGATTAATACGGAGTTGTGGTTCACTATCAAGTAGCTTATAGGATTGACCAATGGGGGCTAGAAGGATAGGATATAAGAATGGGAGGGCTAGTTCGGTTTGAAGTGCGGGTGCCAATCTAGCCGCGTGGAAATCACCCTGTAGTGCATCGCCTAGTGCTTTAAGAGGACCAACCGGTTTAAAAGCCATTTGTAGCTGTTGATAATAAATTTGGTCGTCATTCTTGGTATTCGAAAGTTTATTCACTAGTACGGGGCGATTAGGAATCAAATGATCCGTAATTTGGAATTGGTAATCGGCTGTGTTTAGATCTTCCTGTTGGCACCACATCAAACTATTATTATCGAAATCATCCATGCCATTAGATACTACCGGAACTACCCACATACATAGGGCCCTAGTAAGCGCGCTAGGAATATTAAGAACCTGATTTTTAAGCTGTGCTGGTGTCGAGTGTTTAGTAAGCTGATAGGTCATGTAATTAATACCTTTACGTACTGCTTGGCTAATGGAACTGGGATTGGTGGGTGTGGTTTCAAGAACACGTAGTTCTATACGGTCGATTTCATAACTAGGTGTGATATCGCTAAGTCGGACAGTTATATCAGTCAAATTAGTGTTAGCATCTCCAGCCGTTAGTTCATCCGCGAATACTATCTGAAATTGGTCATCGTTTGCACCCTGATTAATTCTTATATCAGTTACAGTAGTTGTGAGATGCGCTACTACATTATTGGCACCAACCCTGCGAGTATAAGTAATATAAATACTAGTACCAGGACGATAAAGAATATTTTTAAAGTCATTACCACTACATTCATCTTCAATAGTGGTATCGCAAATATCAGATGAAATTAGAATATCATTAAGTTGGTCAGGGTCGGGGTCATTAATATTTGAACATTCAATTGGAGTATCATATGATGCATATGTAACAGCCAGACGACCATCACCATCTTCACGTACAAATTTACTAGTCATAGATGTAAGTGCATGTTGGGCAGTGTCCAGATACAAACTAATCTTAGAACCACCAATATCGAGGTTAGGATATACTTGATGTTCGCCAGCATATGCAGAGAACAAACCAAACGGAAGAGGAAGACAATATTGAGTTGTCAGTGCCTGAACACCGCCGAGCATAACTTCCCTATCATCAGCATCAGTTCCGGGATATGGAGGAGGATAATGGACACAGTTTCGCGGGTCACCACATAGACGATTACGTTCTACTGGGCAATGGTGGCTAACACCTTCAACCTTGGACATAGTTTCATATTCATCGTCGTCATGAGTGTAGGCATTAATAATACCACGAACCAGGTTAGATACTTCAAGATCTTCAAGTGCTTTGCCGTTAAGGTCCGCCAGTGTCATACGTTCGAATAGACCAGCGACACCTACATGAGGATAAAACATAGTGGGAGCCGGAATTTGAATTTCAGCACCATCTTCTACATCCTTAAAAAGTGAAGTATTGCGGACTTCTAGATAAAGATAGGATTGTTTGCCATCGATATATGGCACGTCAGACGGAATAGTAAATTCGGCCCTATCACCTTCTACATATCCCGTTGTTTTGTTATCCGGGCGAATGGAGGTGTAGCGGACATTGGCTAGCGTGGTTTTAGTTGCGGATTCGGCAGACATAATAATTGTGTTAACTGTTTACTTAATACTATTATTTAAATTTTCAAAAAAAAACTTTAATCTTGTTTACTTGGCTAGACCCTCGGTTGACTTCTTAGCTATCTTTTTAACTGTTGATTTAACAGTTTGACCTTCTGGAGCTCTCATTTGATTGAATCTAAGTTTCCTAGCTGCTGTAGTGTCTAGCCCTTGCTTATCAATATGTTTTTTAATTTCTGTTTTCTCTGTATCTGATAGTTTTCTAAGTGCTGATTTTTTGGTTGTAACCTTAGACTTTGGCACAGTCTTTTTGTCAGTTGTTTTTTGTTCCATAATATTAATAGTTACGAGTTTTATTATTATGGGAGAATATAATTTATTGAAAATAACGAAGGCCAACAAACCAGGTAAGAAATACATGGCTGTATTCCAGAATAAGAAAACTGGGCGTGAAAAAACAACTTACTTTGGTGCTGCTGGTATGTCCGATTATACCATTAATAAGGATAAAGAACGTCGGCAACGATACCGTGATAGACATAGTAAGGATCTTGAAACTGGAGATCCAACTAGGGCCGGATATTTGAGTTATTATATACTTTGGGGTGATAGTACAAGTGTCCGTGAAAATATAGCTTCATTTAAAAATCGTTTTTTCTAAAATATAAATAATAACCTTTATTAAATAATCAATGTCTAGCTCAGTTAATAGCTCATCAACCCCTCTAGCCGCGAATACTTCATTCACTGGTGCGTGGGAATTTTTATCATCCGAAAAACATGGTGTACAGGCTATTTGTTCAACAGATGCCTCTGGTACACTTCTAATTGAATTTAGTCAAAACAAAATTGATATCAATTATACTCATACATTTGCCATTGAAGTTGATGTTAGTTTTGCTCGTTCTGTTAAGAAAAAAGGCAATTATTACCGTACAATTCTTAATAACGGCCCAAGTCCTCAAACCACACTACAACTTGTATCTATTATTGAAACTGATTTTGAACCAGATACACTTGACGTTACACTTGACGCTGCGACATCTAGCATCACTATGTTCGGTACTGATGACACGGGAACTAAACGTGCAGTTAAAACAAGTAGTACTGGCGAACTTGTAATTTCTGGTGGAGGCGGTGGCGGGGGTGGTGATGCCAGTGCAGCAAACCAGATTGCCTCCAACCTAGCCCTATGTGCACGGCTAGACACTATAGACTTAACGCTTAGTACTACTGTTATGTCTGTAGAAATTGATAATCAGATTACCGGATTTGCTACAAGCCTATTACAAGAAAGTAGCAATATCGCACAATGGACAAAATTAAACCTAATCGAACAAGGCACCGAAATCAACAGTGGATTTTTACAGACTATTGACTTTAAACTAACCCCATTACAAAAAGGTATTGCTACATATACTATTGATGCTATCAGCACTCTATCCGTGGGGACAACACCCGCTTACAAAGCACCGCCTGCCGGAATTATGGCGAGCGAGGGCTGGTATTATAAGAATCTTTCGGCCGGTAATGCCAGTCAGTTATACTACTACGGGAATAATGCAACCCAAACCCAAAACCATGATTATACACTGTCATCTATTGAATCACAGTGGGCAGTAGTTAGGTATCTATCGCTCAATTCAAGAGTCGGGCTGGCTTACCTAGTCGTATATACTCAGCCACAGGGAACTGGTGATTTCATTCCCGGATTCGCTAGGTCAAGATTAATTTATCAGATCGCAACTGGTCAAGATTTACGATTGGGTGAGAAAGTAGTTATCTATCGTGGTACCGAACCGGACCTACGTATATTCCCTGAATTGCGCAGGGTTCAATGCACTCTTACCGTATCTAACGGGCCATGTCTAAGTACCGAATTATTGGCTTATGCTTCTCTGAACTCAGATAGTGCCTCTACAGTAGGAGATGCGGAATATATAGTCGGGGGTGCTGGTTTGTCATTTGCCGGTGACCATGTTTATAAAGTAGAATTGACTGGCGAAAGTTCGGTTGTTTCGGCTGGGGACGCATCTAGTGCTAACCAGGTTGCTAGTAACACAGCGATATGCACTCGGCTAGATAATGCCAATACGACAGTTACCAATTCTAATTTAGCACTTGCTAGCCGCCTAACTACTATATCGAGCAACATTGGCCAGTTATACTATTTAGGTTCTAATTTACTAGTCCATGACTCACAGGTTAGTTCCGAAATCGCTAGTCTTAATTCTACTATCGGCCAAGGTATTTCTGTTGTCATGGATAGTAACCCACCTATCAGTGGTGGTATGCGGCTGTTTGGCGCTGATTCCAACCTATTTGTTTATGACGCCCAATGTAATGCAACTGCATATGGAACTTATAGCGAAATCCAGGGACTGAATACTAGACTAGATGGGGTTATTGACGGCACAAGCCAATTTTACGTGAAAATCGACGGTGCAGATGATGCTATACAAATTTGGGGTTATTCTGCTGTTGATTCAATGCCAGAAGCTATCTATACCACAGACCACGCTGTTCAAGCATATATTACAAACTCGTGTGTTACTGTTAGCGGCGTTGTAGGGCTATCGGAAGGAGCTCAAGTAAATCTAGTAAATTCAACAGTTGGGTTAATAGAGAACACAGTTGTCGGTTTAGCTGGTGGAAGCAGTCTGAATGTTGATAATTTCCCAAGTGACTACGCAACCGAATTAACCCTTGACGCTATCAAAGACCAAACAGATTTACTCACATTTTCAAGCAAAGACGGGCTAAATGCATTACTTGTGAAAGTTGATAATCAGCTCACATCGCCATTTAGCACTACAGAAACAAACCCAGTAACATCCTTGTTCGCGAAATTGCAAGATAGCAGTGAAAATGGTATATCATCGACAGCAAGTGAATCCAATGGAAATGTGCTGAATACCGCTCTGTTTGCATATGATATAGCTAATGATGTAACGCGTCCTGTTCGTATGGGTGAAAACCGTGGCCTTTTTATTGAGAACATTACGAGCGTTGATTTTGAAGTTGTCGCTAAAAATGATGTCAAAGTAATCAATGCAACTGGAACAAGCCTAGACGTCCATTGTTTCGGTTCAAGTGATGGAACAACATTCCACCACTTAAAGACATCGGCAACGGGCGAATTGGTTACTCATAGTCAAACCAGAGATGGAACTGGAAATTCTATTACTAGCACAGTTAATGGTGGAATAACAGCTCTTGATGTGGCTGTCAGTGGAACAACAACTATTAGTGGTGTAGTTGATAGTCGGGCACAGACAGCTTTTATGCCATCAGTTATAGAAAACCAAAATGTTACCGGTCTGGTCCAGATTGGGACTACAGTTGATATAGAACATTTCCTGTGGATATCGGCTATCCTAAAATTCACAAGTGTGACTAACGGCGGTAATATATTCTTGGAAGTATCACCCGATAGCAACACATGGGCTCGTCCATCTGGAGCACAGGTGTTTATCAATACAAGCATTACAAACACAACAGGGGCTATATTGCTTTCAAGTCCGGTATCTATGCGTTATGTTCGTCTGGTTGCGGATACTGGTTTTATTGGAGTATCATGCACGGCATATGTTTGTTGTAAATAAAATATTGGCTAAATAGTAAAATGAAAGAAGTTAAACATTACAAGCCAGATGGCACAGTATATACTGGCCCCACTCATAAGCATAACGGCCGATTGATGACTGGGAAAACACACACATCTAAATCAGTTTATTTAACACATACCGCACCAGCAAAAAAAAATAAAACTAAATATTAAATATGTCTGATCCATCGAATAAAACACTATACAGTAAAGTAGTTACTGAGGCGAAATCCAAATTTAAAGTATGGCCAAGTGCCTATGCCAGTATGTGGGTTGTTAAAACTTATAAGGCTAGGGGTGGCGATTATAAGGGAACTAAGAAATCCGAAACCGGCACTGCTAGGTGGCAACAAGAAGAATGGATAAACATGGATGCCTATTTAAAAGGTAAAAAAGTTGCATGCGGGATGCCAGAAGGGCGTGATAAGGCTTGTAGGCCCAGCCAGAGAATTAATTCTAGTACCCCTATCACAGCCAGTGAAGTAGTAGCCAAACACGGTAAAGCTAAGGTCCAAGAAATGGTGAATGCTAAACAACGCGACCAAACCGGTACACGTATAAATTGGAATACTGGAAAAATAACAAAAAAGTAATTTTATTTCATTATGTTTTTAACTCGTTCATAATATTTATCTTTAATAGCCTTAATAGCTTTATCACGCTTGATTCTGTCAGCTGCTGGCATTCCTTCTTTAGGATCTAGCGGTTCAGCTTTATTAATCTCACGTTTAATTGCACGCTCTGCCATACCACGTAGCTTTTCGAGTGCTCGCTTTGCTTCTGGTGTTGCATTTGCTGGAACGGGTTTAAGTACATCTATACCAGCTTTCATTACACCAGCTTTTTTATCTTGTTCAGCTTTTCCAAATAGTTTAGCCGCTAATCTATTAAGTTTATCTGTATCCTTAGCATGTTTAATAATATGCTTAACTAATTTATCCTTAGTCATTACCCCAGGAGCCGGGATGGCGGAAATATCTTCATTGTACATTCCTACAAGCTGACGTAGCTCGGTTACTTTGAGAGTGGCTAGATAAGATTCCATATTCAAATTTTATTGTATTATTATAAATAAGAATATTATAAATATGGGATTATTTGCCAAATTAATATCATGCTTAGCAATTTGTAAATTCAAAACTCATTGTTATAGTTCATGCTGTTATAACTGTAATATATGCGATAGTGACTGCTATAAAGGTAATAGCCAAGTACCAAGTAGAAACGTATCAAGTAATGAAGTTAATAGGTATCAGAAAGATGCGACAGTATAGCCAATATCTCCAATAATACACATATGACTCCAAGTGTTAACATAAACATGTTTAATTATGTATTTATATATGTATATATATTATAAATATGCCTTGGAGAATTAAAAAAACACGTAAGGATCCGGTTGGATATAGAGTGCAAAAAATAAGTGACGATACCTATATGTCGACCTATGATATGTCTCTAGCCCAGGCCAAATCCCAATTAGCCGCTATAATTATATCCGAACAAAAGAAAATGAAAAAACTATATAAAAAACCTAAAAAATAATTTAAAAATAATATATATCTATTTATTAGACCTAATGGTCGATGTAATATCTGGCAATCAGGGTTCTAATTCTTAATTTTTATATCTAGCCTTTAATTAAACACTATATACCAAAATGCGAATTGTTATTCCTAGTCATAACCGGGCTAATCGGATAGTTGACCTATTAGATGCATTTAGACATCAAGATCTACGAAAGAGTATTCCTATTGATATATTTGTAGCTAGTAGCCAATTACGGGATTATGAAATTATACCTTCATTATATCGTGATATGGATATTACTATAATTGAGGGTGTGTTGGGTCTAGCCAATCAACGGAACTATATCCGGGATTTCTATTTAGAAGGTGAACAACTTATCTGGTTTGATGATGATTGTATTCCACTAACTAATATTTACGTTGAAAGTACAAGTGTATTTAAGGAATTAGAATCGAAGAATTTAAAATTATGTTCTGTAGCACCCACAAGTAACAAATATTTTAGTTCTAGGTACTCATTTACAAGTGGCTTATACTTCGCGTATGGTTGCCTATACTGGGAAATTAACACACATCACTATTCTATGTATCTAGATGTATTATTGGGTGATGAACTAGAAGACTACTTCCGCTCAATTAAGGCTTATATGTTATCAGGTAATACATTACGTTATTGGCGAATGCCATATAAACACGATATGTTTAAACCCGGTGGTATGTTATCGGACTACGATAAACAGGCAAGGATAGATGCACACAATAAGAATGCTGAATATTTTAAGCAGATGTACATACAGTACGTAGATACTAGTCAACCCAACCCAGGCCAAAGCATCAAACTAAAATTTAAATATTTCCCTTCCAATATGCCACTATTTAAAAAGCTAAAAAAGGAATATGAATGCGGAACATATCTAAAATCAGATGTACAAATGAAAACAATTAGTATTGAACGTAATAATAGAATATATGAACGATTACCTAATGGTTCACACAAACTAATTGCAATCACCATTCCTAACCTATGGACTCATATCCGTAAATTGACACCTGAAGCTATAGAGACACTGCGTATATGTAGTAATAAGAATAACCTTAATCGGGGGGATATTGCCGGTAAGATTGATATGGATAGATTACCTGGATTCGCAAAGGACCATCTAGCCAAGCACCAAGACAAAATATCCTATAACCAAAACGAAACCCGGATTTTCACAGATGGAGGTTATGATATGTCTAATTCATTTCACTCATATACACTTGGATATACTACTTACAAAAATAATGTTGGTAAATTATCGTACTTTGATAAACTAAACACTGAACGGCTAGACACCCAACTCCGGGAGTTTGTACAAGATATAAGCCGGTTATATGTTAATTGGTATGATTGTGGATGTTGTATACAAAGTAATAAATACATGGACTCGGTGTTTACATCTATAACAGTGAATAACGGTACTACTGCAGCTATTCACCTTGATAAGTACAACGAGGGCTTTTGTGCTCACATGGCCTTTAATCATACTAATGGTGCGGCATATACCGGTGGGGACTTAGTATTTCCGGAATATGGCTTGTGTATCGAATCCGATCCGGAAAACCCAACCTTGACGTTGTTTGATTCCCGTTATGTAAAACACTGTACAACCGAATTGGTAAAGGTTAATAAAGCGGATGACCGGCGGCCAAATCGGTTGTCTTTAGTCTTATTCCGGAAATAAAAAAAAAACAAAAATGCTTGGCTAGAGCGGATACCGTTAAAAAGATGCACCACCAGCTACTGCTTGTTCAGGTGTGAAACTTGCCCCAGTATTGGCAAATGTTGGTACTGTTGGAGTAGATTGATGAAATTGTTTAATAAATCCACCTATTAGACTTGTAAGACCGGCAAGTACTGCACCAACTACTAGACCCTCCGGACCAGCATCTGCGCCCGCTTCTAATTCTCCGGTTGCTGCTTTGGTGATATCGCCTCCGACACTGGCTTCTGTACTTGCTATTGCAGGTGCGGTTGGTGTAGGTGCCGGAGCTGCCGGGACTGCCGGGGCTGGTTCAATTTCACTTACGGTTGGTTTAGGTGCTTGGCTAGATACTTGTGTTGGTTCGGGAGTTACGCTCCCCGAGCCCGCAGGTTTAACTTGGGGAACCGCTTGAGCCGATGGGTTATTGGGAGTACCGGATATCTCGGATGGTGTTTGTATGGTTGGCTGACCTGTAGGTTCTGGTGCCGTAATTCTAGCTTGTGGTGCCGTAAATTGGCCACTAGATACGTTAGGTGTTAATTTTTCAGCTTGTAATATATCTTTAGGAACTCCTGATGCATAGTAATCCGATAAAACAGGATTTTTTCCTGAATAAAAGTCGGGTATGTATGGACTTATTTTTGTTTCTAAAGCATTTTCCATAGTAATCTCTGGCAACTGTTGTGTAAAACTTGTTGTGGGTTTAGATATTAATTGAGCTGCTTTCTCTTGAATTGCTTCGGGATTAAATTCAGGCATTATTTCGGGGACTTTAGGTGCAGAGGCTTGCGCGGTTGCTTCTTCTCCTGGTAATTTAAGTTTAAGGGCTCTAGCCAACGTCGAATCGCCTCTCATACCTTTATTAACAATTCCTAACACTTTACTTGGAGCATTACCTGCAAATGCACGTGTAATTGATGTTAGGCCACTGGTAGCTTCACTTACTGCTCTACCAGCACCACCTGCTAATTCTCCTAGTGTAGATTCTACAGTAGTTAATTTAGGGGCTATTGACGCTACTGCCTGCGTGGCCTTGGGTACTAATCCGAAGATATTAGATACTGGAAGATCTGACAAGCCTTCAAAATCTGGTAGTTCAGGCATTAAACTTGGTGTTTCAGCTGGTGCACTGTCTGGAAGTGATTGAGGTTGGCTAGAAGCTGGTTCAGTATTTGTAGCAGATATCTTACTAGCACCAGCTGCTTGTTGGGTACCTGCAGGTTGGTTAAATAATTCTGGCTCTAATCGTTTTATAGTGTCAAGTTCACCAGCTCCCAATGTTTCCGGCATGTTTATTGCCTGTAAACGTTTAATTGCTGCTATACCTTCATCACCATACTCTACACCTAATGGTGTTGTCTTTCCTACTGCAGATTCTACAGGTTGGGTAACTTCTTGTTGGGTTTCTTGTATTTGTTGTTTAACTTGACGAGCTGCCCTTCTAGCCATGCTTGTGGCTGATTTGGCGGCACCTGTGACGGTGGATGACGCACGAGCCGCTCCAGTGGATGCCATAGCCGCAGCTTGATTTCCTAAACCTGTCATGGTTTCAGTTCCGGCTGATACGGCTTTTGATACGCCCTGTTCAACAGTACTGGCCGCATCACTTACTGTATTACGAACTAATTTTACGGCATCACTACCTGTTGTTACCATACTACTAGTTGCACCTTTTGCAGTTTCCATAAGTCCTCCTAAATCACCTCCCGCGGCTTGATTTATTGCCTGTGTTGTCGTTGCTCGAGTACTACTCGCGGCCCCATCTATCATGCTATTTAATTGTTGGTTACCACCGGTTAATGATTTGGCGGCTTCAGTTGCCTTTGTAATACCGGAATCTACACCTTTTTGTATGCCATCGGCTAGATTGTCTTTGAGTGTAGATATTTGATTTTTTAAGCTTGTTATACTACCTTCTAAAGCTGTACCTCTGGTTACTTGTTCAATCGTCCCAAGTACACCCATAATACTACCGCCGATATCACCACCGGATTGTAGAACAGTACCCAATTTATCAACTGCATCTTGCTTACCTTGAGTTAGGCCTTTCACTTGGTCAACTATTGAACTAAGCTGGTCCTTTGCGGCGTTAAATGAATCTAAATTTTGCTGATACTCTCCAGAATCCATGTCAGTATTTATTATTCGTCATTATTATTTTCTGTATCATTTACCTCCGGTTTTACCTCTTCCATTGGCTTCGGTGCTTCATCACGAGTATAGAGTATTCTCTCGAAATTCTTATATGCCTTGAGATGACGGAAGTCCAGAGTCAGAAAGTCGTATTTATTACCCGATTTAGCTGCATCCCAAGCCTTATTGAATTCCTCTTCTGAGCCTCCGAATAAACTACTAAGTTCTTCGGCATATACCTTTTTATTCTTTTCGGAATGACTCCCGAGGAACATGATATAGGATATATTATTACGGATAACCGGATTAAAGTCCTTCCAATACTGACTAAACATAACTATTGAAACCTTACCTTCTATAGGATAGTGGCGATACCTAGATATATAATGATTAAAATATTTGGCCTCGCCCTGATTAGATTTAGGCAATTGACTAAGCATATCATCGAAGCAAATTAGCCATTTTTTACCCTTAATATTACTCAATTCATCTTCCATCTTGATTGCCTGGAGACATGTCTCTAATGTCATATTATCGTAGGTCTGGAAATGCTGAAATATTCTATCTTCTTTAACTAACTTATCAATAATTGGGTCATTAAGTGACGGACTAAATAAGATTATCCGATTTTCGAATATCTCATTCCAGAAGTCAATTATATTGGCTAGAAGTGTTGATTTACCACTAGCTACTGAACCTATACCTACATATAACGCCGGATGAATGAATAGGTCTTTTTCAATTATATTCAATCCGGATTCATCAATTTCCACAGGTTTTATTTTATATTTGCCAGACATCTTTTATTATAATTATATATTTATTATTTCCTAAGTAACCGCTGGAAATCGCGGAGTCGCTTTTCATAATCACGTTTTTTATTATCATCTTGCTCAATCCGCTTCATTTCTTCCTCTTTTTTAAGTTTTTCGGATTCCATACGTTTACGGGTTTCTTCCGATTCCTTTATAAACTTAGCATTCATTGTTATCTGGTTATTACATTCGTTTATCAAATTGCGTATATTTTCCTCTAAACTTAGATTGAGATTATATGTACCGGCGGCTTTCATGAATATATCCTTCGTTTTTTGGTTTGGCATACTAGAACATATCTGCTTAATTGTTTGGTTATATTTGTCCATATTTTGTTCATCTTCATAAACTTTAGGTGTTTCAACCGGTTTTTTAACTTCTACTATTGCATCTACCTTCTCCATAATTTTAGGTTCCTCTAGTGGTGATTCGGGGATTACGCTCCCCGAGCCCGCAGGTTTAATTGTTGGAAGATCATCAAGACGTTTACTAAGTTTAGGTTTGTTTTCTTCAATTCGCCGCTTTATACGTTCGAACTCTTCCTTAAGTATCTTCTGGTTCTCCTTATCCATTTTAGCATTTTTTAACTGGTCTTTTTGGTATTGTTCGGCTTGGGACTGAAGTTCGGCTGAATCCTGCTTCTTCTTGGCAGCTTCTAGTTTCCGTTTTTCAGCCGCTACCTTCCGTCCGGCAAGCATCTTCTCACGTTGGTCTGGAGTAATAACCCGCTTTTTTTTAATTGTATTATCACTGGTCACGTCCATTTATATTAATATATTTATTATATATATATATAATAAATTACGATGGCAGACGAACAACTACTTGATAGGCTAGACACCTTAATAGCATTAACCCGTGCACTATACTTGGAAACTAGAAGGATTAATTCCAAAATCAATATGACTAAAATAGAAAGAGCGGCTCGTATGATGTCACCTAAGCTAATAATGTATGAACGTAAAGATCTAAAAAAAATGTCTAATATTAATAATATAGTTGACGGTAAAATCATTATAGACTTCGATTAATGCCATTAAAGAAAGGAAAGCGCCAAACTGGTAAACCTAAAGTACCTGAATATATAAAAGGTAATACACTAACTGAATCAGTCAATAAGATAGAGAAAGATTGGCAAAAACGGGATGAATACACACTCCTACGTAGATTCCTACAGGATAGCCTTAAAAAGGGTGTACCTATGCCTAAGTAGACACCCGCTAATCCAAAGCCATGACATAACAGCCGGATTGCATGATCCGGGTCTCTCGGGCCTCTGAGCGGGGAATGGGCGGAATCGTACGGGAGAGCTACTGAGACTGAGAGCCTCACCATTCCTCCA